ATGACGGTTGGTGGCTCGGGTTCTTTTACCGTGGGCGAAACCATTACCGGCGGCACCAGTGGGGCAACGGCGTCTATAACCAGTGCCCCGTCCAGCACGTCGCTTGCTATTACGGTGCCTAGTGGTACTTTTACCGCCAGCGAAACCCTTACCGGTGGCACCAGTGCGGCAACCACTACGTTAAGTAGTGCCGTAAGTTTTGAGGATACCCAAGCCAGTATCGACATACTGTCTGCCGCAGTAAGGCAAAACAGTGGTACGTCTACCCAAACCGACACCAGTATTAGCCGTGTTAGTAGGGACGATTTTTTAAACATACCCAGTAAACGCACCCAAGCCCGACCAACACAGTATTACGTAGACAGGCAAATTACGCCTCGGGTACGGTTGTGGGCTACCCCTGATTCTAGCACTAGCTACATTTTGGTGTATGACCGGCTTACCCGCATTGACGATGCCGATGCCGCCACTAACACCCCCGATGTGCCGTTTAGGTTTTATCCTTGTCTTACGGCAGGGTTGGCTTATTACTTGTCGTTAAAAAGAGCCCCTCAACGTATGCAGATTTTAAAGGCGGTGTACGAAGAAGAGTTTGAACGTGCGGCGGCTGAAGACCGCGACCGGTCTAGCCTGAGTTTAACCCCAAGCAGAGATTACTATACGTTTATATCATGAAATTTTCTACTGGAAAACACGCCCAATTTATTTCCGACCGTAGCGGTATGCAGTTCCCCTACACCGAAAGAAGGGTAGAGTGGAATGGGTCGGTGGTGCATATTAGCGAATTTGAACGCAAGCACCCACAGTTAGAACCTAAGAAACCTCCCCGCGAACCACAGGCATTATACGACGCTAGACCCGACAGAAAAGAACCTTTAACCGTGCCCGTAGGTGGCGAGGTGTTCCCCTTACTTAAAAATAAATTAACCGTTGGTGTTGCAGAGGTAGGAACGGTTACGGTAACCATATCATGAGTTTTACATACGCTACATTAAAAACCGCTATACAGGATTACACCGAAAATACGGAAACAACTTTTGTTACCCACTTACCCGATTTTATAAAGGGTGCCGAAGAACGGCTTTTAAAAACGGTGCA